AAATCTTTTAACAAAAGAAGTTAATTTATAGTCAGAACCGGTAAGTTTAAATGTATTCTCCCAAGTTAATACACTGCCGCCATAAAGTATAATAGTAAATAAGCTTTTAATTATGTCTTTTTTAGTTTTATTGTCCTTCTTAGTTTGGTTATACAATGTTATGAAGTCTTCGCTGATGTATATCCCCGAGATGATAGAATCGCGGTCGTCACAATACATTTTAAGATATTCAGAGTCCAAGGAGTATTTTTTCATAAGTCCTAAAAGTATTTCAGAGTGAGCATTTACTATATCTATATCGGAGTCGGAATCTCCGAATAGTGTGCTTCTAATTTTATTCCACATATTACAACAGCTTATAAAACTTGTATCATTTACAAAGAATCGGCCAAATTCTTCTTTTGTATAAGTCACTTCTACGCATGAGTCTTTCTTACAAATATTAATATAATTTATTAAGCGCTCTAGATGCTCCGGATATATATCAGGATGAGTTATGAAATTGGTGAGGTAATCTAAATTTGGGTATTCGGTCAATGTAAAGCTCCGCATTTATATTATAATAGAAAATAAATTATTCTTTTAAATCAATTTAACTTCTATTATAATTAAATAAACTACTTAAAGGAATAATTTATTTAAGTGTATATATATGACTACCAAGGAATATTTTAATAATTATTGGCAACAAAATAAGGAAAAAATTAAACTTCAAAGAAGAGAATACGCTAAAACTGAAGAATATAAAAAACTTAGACAAGAACAAAATAAAAGATACAACTTAAAGAAAAAAGAAAGACTTAGTCCTTCTTGTTCGCCAAATAAGCCCCATTCTGATAAAGAACCACCATCGGATATGTCTTTACAATAGTGATCCATCGAGATTTAATAGCTTTAATTTTCTTAATTTGCTCCTTATCAAATCCAAGATAATTATCGAGAAGATATTTCAAGGATCTTCCACCAAGAGAAGCTGGGAAAAAAGTAATGCTATGGCTTTCGTTCAAGATTTTTTTAGTGTCCAATCCGGCATTAGCAACATGGGAGGTATAAATTACAGAAGTATTAAAGTGCCTACCCGTCTCAAGTAGCATATTAAGAATGCCGTTAATTTTATTACGAAGGGCTTTATTTGTAATACAATCAGTGTCATCGAAAATACACATGCTATTTTTAAAGTCCTCAGCTGTTATAGCCTCACTAATAAATTTATCATCAAGTACAAATCGCTTAATAGTCTTAATTTTATCGATAGAACTGTCATCATTCACACTACTAAACAAATAAATATTATTCTTTGGGTACATTTTCTTATACTGATCGCAATACTCGCGAGTATAATAAGATTTACCGCTACCGGACGCTCCGGTGATGTATAGAATACTGCGTTCTTTTGTTTTATCAGGAATTTGTTGAATTTTTTCGTCTTTCGAAAATGAAACTTCATCAAGAGAATATTGCGTATCTTCTGGTTTATCTGTAATAGAAATAATACGATCTTTCTTTCCGTCGATTACAATTTTAGCAATATGACTACCAACGCCTTCAACGTTCATATTTATTTTAATTTAGATTTTAATTTTGTTTCATTTTTTAAACAATTTAATTACTTCCAAGTTCAAACTATTAATGCTTTCTTTAATTTTAAGTTCAAGATCCTTAGTATTTTTATTTTTCATTTTCATTAATTTTAATTTTGTTTCTAATTTACTAATGCCCTGATACGTCTTACCCAATGGACTATTTAAAATACTTAACACGAAGTCTTTTGCTTTTTCTGAATTTCCCTTTAATTTTAAAAAAGAATACAGCCTCTTCAGTGCTTTGAATACATTGTACTCCTTGTATTTCAAGTAGTCAGAATATAAACTTTTCATAGCAAGTTGTTTAGTTTCTAAATTTTGTAAGCTAAAGTCTCCGATATTTATAATATAAATGCTCGAATACTCTACATTATTTTTTATTACATCCATTTTAATTCTTGATTTCATTTGTAAACAATCTATAAAATAAATTATATTATCCTCTATATACGTGTATCCCTGTGATATACTTTTAGCATCCCATCTTACAGGTGAACCCTTGAATGTTCCACATTTAAAATCTGTAATAACTAAATTAAATTTAGACTGTAAATTATATTTCATTCTGAATAAATTTAAAATAAAAAGATAAATTTCTTTATTCTTTGGAAATTGAGCATATTCTATTAAATCATAATCCGCAGAATAAAGAACTTTCTGGTCGCCTGCTGATCCTACAAGTCTTTGTTCTCCCCCGATACTCAGGAAAGAAAATACTGAATCAGCCATTTATTAATTACTAATATAATAATTCTTGGAAAGATTCCATTTTTTAAAATGTAAATATAGTGTAAACTATGTCACAGGTAAATGTTTTTCATAAAGCAAATAATCCAGATTTTATTTATTTTGACTTACAACAATCAAACGTTTATAATTCTAGTAAAACTGAACCACAACCTTTAAGATTCAATGAAACTAGGGACTCTCCAATTGTTCCAAACGCTGGAGAATACTATCTCTCTGTTAATAGATTTCAGTTAGATACCTATAATCTTCCAGTATTAGTAGTTGAACCAGACTTAACATCTGGAGATCCAAATCAAACAATTTACAAAGTAGTTATTACAGCTTACTCGTCACAGGTTCCAAGAGATACTGACACTGTTGTAGATTTATATTATGATATCTCAGGTGTTTACACTTCTATTCAACCAGTAATTTGGGCATCTGATGATTCTACACTTATTGCTCCAGATTTAGATATGTTAAATGGAAAAAATACAGTTGAATTTCCTTATTATTATTGTCACTCTTATACTAAGTTTGTTGCACTCATAAACGAGGCAATTAAAAAAGCATATGTAGATATTATTAATCAAATGTGGACTGGTTTTTTCGGTACTTCAGACTATGTAGAATCTTTTGTTGATATCTTTGCTAGAGCATTTCCAATACCGCCATACATTGTTTGGAATAGTAATTTGACTGCTAATGTTATTGCCAATCAACTTTTTTATAGTCTTGATTTACTAAAAAATAATACTAATTACTCAGCTCCTAATGTAACTTGGGTTAACACTGACGAAGATCATAGAGGAACAATAGCGCCACCGGTACCTTTTAGTATGGGGCTTTCAATGAATGCGAATTTATTTGCTTTATTTAATTCGTTTCCAAGAACTGCTTACACCATTGGTTCCGAACAATATTATCGTTTAACTTTAGGAGGTGCTGAATTTGATGCAGTAATTGCTCATCCAAGAAATAGTCATATTAATCTTGCTCTATCTGGAATTAACCTTCCATTTAATGAAGATCCATATTTAAATGGTAATGTTTATACTACAGAACGTAAAGCTTCAACAAATTATACCTATGACACCTATTATATTTCTCAAAGACAAGAAATATCTACCATTGATACTTGGTCGCCTGTAAGCAGTATTGTCTTTACAACAAGTACTCTACCTATTATTATCAATCAGTCTTCTGCTAAGGCTACTATAGGTCCTGAAGAATTTAGTCAAGTTGTAAGCAGCGGATTTGATCTAATTATTACCGATCTTCAGACAAATCAGCAAGGGAGCCGCCCTAATGTACTTTACAATCCAAGTGCTGAGTATCGCCGTATTGATATGACTGGAAATCTCCCTATTCAAATTATAGACATCTCAGTTAAGTGGCGTGCTAGAACTGGTCAGATCATGAATTTTTATCTACCTCGTGGCGGCTCTTGCTCATTGAAGATACTCTTTGAAAGGAAAGACAAGAAAGGTAATGATGAATTCAAACTAAAACCGGGACTATAAGTCTTAAAGTCCTGGAATAAAATGTTTAGAACCATCTTTTAAATAATAATATAATATAATAATAAAAAAATGTCTGGAGACTTCTCTACTGTACTAATTAAAGATTCTACAATTGCCGGTATCACTGATAAACTTACCTATGCTGTGCAGTCGGGCGCTAGTTCCAATACCTTCCAGAAATTCAATGCAATCTCTAACGGTAACACTAGTCTAACTTTTAATATTAATGTGCCCTCGGAAAACGTAATTGTAAATCGTGAAGTATTTATTAAAACAAAAATTGTCTTTACTCTAACTGGTACTGGCTACGCAGTAGGTGAAAATCCTGCTAGTCCTGGAATAGGACTTGCCACCGCACTCCAGTGCTTCCCATTTAACCATCTTGTTACAACTGCTACTGCTCAGATCAATAACACCTCGGTTTCTACAAACTTGCAGGATGTTCTTCCAATGCTTCTTCAGTTGGCTAGCCAGGAAGAACTTTCAAAGTACAATGGAATGACACCAACTCTAGTTGATAGTATCTTCCAGAGTCCAAGTGATATTATAAGTTCAGTGCCTGGACTTCCATGTCTATGTAATCCTATGAACGAGATTTCATTTTCGGGTCATAATAAATTCTACCAACCACGAGGTGCTTTTCAGATTACACAAGTTGGATATTCCCGCACAACTCCAGCTGGTGTCGTAGAAGAAACTCTAGAAGTAGAGGATGAAGATGATGTTTTCCGCTTTTGTTATGAAGTAGAGGTAACTGAACCTCTTATTGGTCTATCGCCATTTATCTATGGCTCGCCTAAATACAATAACCAGGGTCTAGTTGGTGTAAACTCTATTAACATTGTTCTCAACATTGATTCTACCATGAAGCGTTTCCTTACAACTTATGCTGATGCTTCAAAAATAACTGGAATTACAATGGGCCGAGTACTAAAAATCGGTACTGATAACACGGCTGCCTTCCGCGATCCAGCTATTCTAATGAATTTTATGACTCCTCAGTCTAAAGATATCATTCTTTCGCGAAACGTTGTGCCATACATTGATCTCCCGAGATATATTGCATCGGTTACAAACCCTTCTCCAATTACATCTGGAGCAACAGTTCGTCTAACTTCGCAGAATATCCAGTTGAATCAGATTCCAGATCTTTTCGTAATTGCAGCGCGTAAACCAATGTCGACTCAAACTATCTTTGATTTTGAGTTCAGTCTAGCAATTAAGTCTATTACTATCAATTTCTCTAATACATCTGGTCTTCTAAGTTCTGCGTCGCCAGAAGATCTTTATCGTATGTCGGTAGACAATGGTTCAACGCAGTCTTGGGCTCAGTTCAGAGGTCTAGTTAATAAAGGAACAGCAATTTCTAGTTCAAACACTGGTGTATCAGATATGCCAACCAACGGCGCTGTTCTAGTGTTGTCTCCGCCCTACGATATGTCTCTACCTGATTATCTAACCTCGGGTTCTATTGGTAACTACAACTTTCAATTTGAGCTTGATGTTTTCAATCAGACTGCAGACGACATTACGCCTGAACTGGTAGTAATGACAGTCAACTCCGGAATCTTCACAACTATTGCTGGTAGCTCTAATATCTACACTGGTATTCTAACTAAGCAGATGGTTATGGATGCCAAAGACATGGGCTCGGTAAACCCAGTTATGTCGGTAGAGCACAAGCGAATGATCGGAGGTGGTGCCGGTATCTTTGATAAAGCTCTCTCGTCGGTAAAGGAACACCCAGCAGTTAGAGATTACGCTAAAAAGGTACTTAAAAAGCTTGAGGGCAGCGGAATTTCATCCGGAGGTCGACTATCGCATCTTGTCCGTTAAATAAAAATAAAAAAACAATAAAATAAAACTACTTAAAGAAAATATTAATTTAACAGAAGTTAATGAAAAAACTGTTAAACAAATATTATTTTTATAATTTAATTTGTAAAGATTCAAATGTTAAATTTATTTATGTTGGGAGTACACATAATCTAAGCGCAAGAAAAATGTCGCATAAAAAAAGATGTTGTGATTCAAGTGATGAATATTATAATTTAAATGTTTATAAAACTATTAGACAACATGGCGGATGGGAAAATTGGACTTTCACTATTATTGACACATTAGATAATTTAACAGAAGATCAATCTAAAGAAAAAGAACAGGAATTTATTGATAAGTTACAAGAAGAATACAAATTGAATATGAGAAACGCATTTCGCACGGAAGAAGTTAAACATCAACAAAAAAAGAAATCGTGGGAAAAATGGAACTCAAAAGAAGAAACTAAGGCTTATAAGAAAGAATGGGCAAGATTAAAGAAGGAAAAACTAAATTTAGTTGAAATTGAAGTTTAATATTAGATTATTTTACATTATTATTAACTACTAACAGGAATAATTTATAAATTATTCTATTAACTACTTAATAATAATCTAATTTTTTAGATTTTTTTAGATTTTATCTATAATTATTTTGTTTTTTTATCTCCTTTTCCGGATCTAATCCAATAATCTCTTACTTGGTCGTTTAATTGAAATTTCCTATTTAGTTTTTTCTCCATTAAATTGACTCTCATAAAATATTCTAATTCTTCCTTAATTTTTAGTGGCTTACACATTTTTTTAAGCATTGTCTTATTTGCTTTATTAATAATATTTAGATAGGCCACATCATAAATGGTTAGGCTTGTTAGATCTCTAATAGTAGAGTCTTGTACTACTACAAAATAATTTCGGTCTTGTACTATCATATAATATTTGATAAGGTCAAGTATTTCTGTGGGTAGGTCGTCTAAGCGGCTCATTTATTATAATTATATATATTCCATTTCTTTATGTTAATTTAACTTCTTGCCGCTACTGTATATTAAATCTATCCTTATAAGATCTTATAGATTCATCAAGTGTTGGTTTATTCCATAGTAAAAACATTGATAATGCGGCAGGTGTTGTAGGATTATCTATATCTTCCGTTCCTAGAGCTTTGTGTCGTTTAATGTAATAACTTTTTTTTAAATTGTCATTATGATCAAGATAGGTCTGACTTGTTTTGCTACCAAAATGAACTTTCTTGATATGTCCATCTATTTCAAATATTGCCATTAGTTTTTTATTTTTTCTACTAGACATAACAATATCTAAAAGTTTCATTTACTAAATGTATTTATTTTAAATTTAAAAAAATGTTAAAGTTTTTGGTTCACAAATTATTCTAAATTTTGGTTTTTTATTTTGAGCTAAAAGTTTTCTAGATTCTTTTTTTTGTGCTAAAATTTCTTCTTTATTTTTTTCATAATATAATGTATTATACATTTTAACATAAACTTTGCGGTCAATTTTTTCCCGCTTTAGTTCCATTATAATATATTATAATATTTTTTTTTAAATAATATAACGCAAGTTGAATTAATTAATCCACATTGAGACTAATGTATCTGGAGTTACCCCTATTTTTTTACAGTTAGATAAAATTAAAATTGAAAATTGTGACAAATTCATCTGTATATCTTTACAGCAAATTACACGAAGAATACACCATCTTCCACAAGTAGCAACTTCATGATTTTTACTTTGAAATGGAACGTTATTAACTAAATATTTGTAATTAGATTTATTGACTAGTTTAGTTATAAAATTTTCTTTTTGACCTAAAATAGAATTCATAACTTTAGAGAGTGTCCCTTTTTGTTTATCAGCATTTACTCCATAGGAATTAAAATATTCGATTGTATCTTTGTATTTTAAAATAAGAACCCAGTGGCCTTCATTTTCTTTTGTTTCAATTAATAAAATTCTAAAATCAAATGGTTCGGGTAAAAGTTCATCTATAGAATTGTACTTTTCAAGTTCAGAATATTTTATAACCTCTGATTCTTTACCAGCTCCGAAGTATCTTTCTATATCGGCATCTGACAACGGGGTTCTAATTCTATCTTTTACTGTAGAGTCTGAGATTTCTGGAATACTTAAATTATTAACATATGCCATTTATTAATTAGATTTATTTTAATTTCTAAATAAATTTTAAGTAAATTTTATTAAGCTGCCAGAATATCCAATACAGTATTAAAACTAAATAGACTATTTCTTTTTTTTGGAGCAGTAGGTAAGAAAAGATTACTCAATCCAAATCCAGTTCTTCTCGCATTTGCTAACTGTTCTCGGCTCATTTTAGTATTATCGGGGTTATAGCCTTCGACTGCGCCCCAACCGGCTCCAGATAACGCTTTTGCCATATGTAGTTTAATAACATTTTCTTGGGGCATTTCTGGATATTTTTTAGAATAATTTTTATAGGTGTAACCTTTTCCAACGCGTTTTAATTGTTTTTCATATTTCTCTAGTAATTTAGTTAATTTAATTCCAGCTCCGATGTATTGCGTTCCAAGTTTGGTTAGTTCAGGTGCGGCATGTGCTTCTTTAAAACTAAATAAATTTGATGTTCTAGGAATTACAATAGTTCTATTACTAGACCGTTGAGTAGGAGTCAAAAGTGAAACAACATCATTTCCTACTCTTACATCAGTTTGTTTTGGAGGAAGACTTTTTAGAATGTCAGTTGGTCCAGCAGCTTTGTTGTAAGTAATAATTTCTTTCATAGGAAATTCTTTATCTAAAGTTTGAACGTACAATCCAGCTCTGGAATGACCAACTCCAATAATATTTTCAGTTCCATATTTTTGAACAGCTTTTAAGTGTCTAGCCCGATGCATATTATAACTTGGAGTTCCTACAACTTTTCCTTGAGTAGCATAACTTACATTATCTATCCAATCTGTTAATCCTTCAGATCCACGATGTACTACCACTACATCTTTTGAATTATTTTTTGGAAAAACTTTTACTCTTTCGTCTGATAAAGTTTTATCAATAGAGTAACCAGGAGGAGCAGTATCAGTTTCTTTTGTATAAGCAAGCTCAATAAATTGCTGTAGAATATTTGCTGGCATACCACTCCCTGTCATTTTACGTCTAGGCATTTGTTATTATATTAACAAAATAAATTTTTTTAAAAATAAATTAAAACTAATTATTTACATAAATCTTGGAAGTCCAGCCTTTTTATAAAAAGCCATTTCACGCGCACTTGGATGCGATAATCTGCCAAATTGACCTCCTTCTAAAGCTGAGTCGTCAGATGGGAAATTAAAACTTGGACCAGCCGAAACAGCTCGCTGGCTACGAGCTTCATTAAAGTTTCTTATTAGACTTTCAGCCAGATCTGTCAATTGAATAAATTGTTCATAAAATGAAGTTAAAACTTCTTTAAATGGTTCATTAATTTTCTTAATTTGATCATTAATTTTAGACATTTTATAAAGCATTTTTGGAGCATCTGTCTGAAGAGAGAAATCAATTTCGGTTTCAATTTCTTCATCTGGATAAATTGTTGTATCAGGTTCATCCAATAGAAACATGGCATTTCGTCGGAAAGCATCTTCATAGGATTGAAATTCTTCATCATCCAGTTCTTCTGGGATGTATTCTCCTTCAAATAAAGTTCCATTCCTGATTTCATCCTCTCTAAGGCGATCCATCATTTCTTCTACGTCAGCTTCAGTTACTTTCTTAACCGCGCCAGGCAAAACAGTGCTTGGATTATAGCCCTTACTCTGAAGCAATCCGTCGTTATGTAAATAATTTAGAATCTCGCGAACTATTCTATAAAATCCAGCAAATTCGCGAGAAAGATTTCCCATAGCCGTCTTGAAAAAATTTACAGTTTTTAGTCTTGTATAATTAAAATTTTGCTGGATGTCTTGTAATTCTTTAACGAGTCTATTTAATCCAGAAATAATTTTATTTAATCCGGCTAAATTAGTTTTAAAATTAGATTTAACAGCAGACATATTATTAGTTGAAAAAGTTTCGTAGGTTAACATTTCTCTATCAATTTTAAGAGAATCTGTTAAATTACGGAGAAGGTCTGTATTCAATACAATATCAGAATTAATTTTATTTAGATTTATTTCAGCAGCTCCTTCAGTTGGATCTGAAGCTGGACTTTCAGCGATGTCAAGAAAAGAAGAAGCCTGAGCATTGTACAATTGACGCTTAATTTTGTTAAGCTCTTCCATGTCTGTAGAATCTGTAGCATAACTAGGAATCGTTGGCATTTATAATATGTAATTATTTTTTTTTTAAAATTACATTTAAACTAATTACAGCGACGCTCCGGTATCACGATGATTTTTTCTCAAATATTCCATTACTTCTCCTATAGTATTTGGATATCTGCCGCGACCTCTTTGTATAATAGATTCAAATTCCCTTCGGTGCTGCTTCAAATCTCTATCACCTGTTCCTTCCCCCGCCTGGACAGCATAATCAACAAAAGCTTGTTTCTGCCATTCTTTCATGTCCTTATCCCACCGCTCTCCAACAGTGTATTTACCAATATTTCTCCAGCCGCCCATTGCGGCATTTATGTCTTCCATCCAACCCGATCCTTCCATCATTTGTTTTTCCATAATCATTTTTTCCATCTGTTTTTTAGTCATTTTTTTTAGTCCCTTCCCATATTTAGTATTGTACGCTCCTAATCCTGCATCAAAAGCTCCAAGTAGTGCGGCAACTGGCTGCAACCCTGGAATCATACCTGTGACTGCGGCACCAGGCTGAAATACATTTGTTCTAAGCGTATTAAAAGTATCGGTTGTTCGTGCTGCCGGATCTAACCGTCTCATTGCGTTAGCATTTCTAGCAGCAGCACCTTGAGACATTTCGGAGACAGATTTTCCTCCTCCGAGTAGTTTTATCATTTCCATTTTCTTTTTGGAGTATCCTTTACCTTCCTTTTTGTTCTTTCCTAGCATTGAATCTAAAGCCATCATACCGATTTCTTTAGCATATTGTTGAACAACTGGGTCATTGATAACTTTTTGTACTGTTGGATTATTATAGAGAGCTATAGCATTTCGTTCATTTTGCTTCCCCCAGGCATTCATGTCTTCCCAAAGACCAGAACCATTCATTTTCATTTCCATCATTTGCTTTTTAGTCATTTTTTTAGGATAGCCTTTGCCTTTTTTATTCATAGTTGTCAGAGCTGTACCTAAAGTACCAAGACTTTTTTGAAATGCTTTATCTTCCCATAAATAGCCAGCTCCTGTTTTTGCTTTTTGTCTTGCTTCAGTTCTTTTTCTATTACGTTCTGTAATGTAAGCTTCATGGATTGCTGCATCCCTGGCTTTAGTTTCTGGATCGAATAGGTGCGCAGGGATAGACCTAACAGCTAGTTCATTTTGCTTTCCCCAGGCATTCATGTCTTCCCAAAGACCAGCACCCTGCTTGTTTACATACTTTTCTTCATTCATGTTATACTGCGGATAACGAGCCATAGAGCCTGACATAACAAGTTCCTTAGGAGGCCGAACACGACCATTGGTTCCGCCACGGGAACGAGCCATCATTGGAGTATAATCAAGCTCGGCCATTGGAAACGAACCGCCTACGAGTTGTTTCATGTGAGTAGGCCTGTCAAGCAGCATGTTATTAGCACCACAGTTAGATCCGCCAACTTTGACACGATTTACACCCGATGGCACAGCATGTTTAAGATAATATGTTGGCTCACCAGTATTACGACGGAGATCATACTTTTCCAGTGCAAGACGAATTTTGTTATTTTCAGGAGTTTGTGGCATAAGATTGTAGTATCTGTCGGACATTTTTACATTTTGTAAATATTTTAAAATGTACATTTATTTTAAACAATATTCTTAATGTAGTTAGTAGTCATAACTGATGTACTTGTACCCATATCAGCTGCGTCCTGCTTCATAGATTCAATTGTATCTGAATACTTGTCCGTTAGATAAATTTTTCTCAACATACTTGAACCGATTTTTTTACCAAAAATTTCATTTAATTTCTTAGTCAATTGGTTAGATTCAGTAAATGGATCTCCGTTGTATTTTTGTAAGAAAAAATTAGACTTATCAGGAATAAATTTAATATAAATTTTTAGGATGTCTAACAATTCAGGATTAATTTTAATTTTTTGAGTCTTATAAGTTCCTGCCGTTTTATAATTATTAAGAATAAATTCACCATTCTTGATGTCGATGTAATTGAAATTATTATCTTCAGTGGGAGTTATTTTCATTAAAATGTAATCTATATTTCGTCTTGGTGGCATTAGAGTATACAACCCTAGAATTACAAGATCCAGTAAGTTGTTATACATTTCTTCGGTAAGTTTCCGTTTACCCTTAATTAAATTTAAGATTTCTTTCTTTGAATTTAATAATTCAGTAATGTCATTCATTGATATCCAATTGGTAGTTTCCCCTGGAGTCATTTTAGTTTGATCTTTTAATTGAGTATTAAATTCAGTAAGTGTTTTGTAATATATGTCATAAAGTTTATTCCATTTTTTATTGGAATCATTTTTTAGTCCTGATAAAACAGAACAAATTGCGATGTAGTAATTTCTTTGAGTATTTGGTTTTGAGTTTTCTAATTTAGATTTAATTATTTCTGGATTTTCAAGAAATTTAAAATTTGTAATTGGTTCATTATTATTTAATCTGATTAAATTAGAAGTATATAATTTTTTAGAAGAATTTGTAATATTTTTTGACTCAAAAATTTCTTCCAAAGATTTCATTTTTAATTTAATTAGATTTTTATTTTTTAGATTTTTCAAAACTTTAAGGGAATTCCGCAGAAACAGAAATTATTTCTGGTTCATTTATTTCAATTTTCATTAATTTATCATCTATTTTTTTTAGTAATGTTTCACTTGATTCAATTAATTTTGTGTAAATATTGTAGCTTTTTTCAAGGTAGTCCTTTGCTGGAATTGGGCGATTTACACGATTTAATGTTAACGTTTTATAGATATCAATAGATAATAAGTAATAATCCCTTTGAGAGATCATGTCTGACTCTAATTTTTTTTGTACGCCAAGATACAATTCAATGGATCCAATGATACCACATGTAAGAGCTATTAGAGATGTTATAATAGATATAATACCTTGGGATGTATATGGCTGTAATCCTACAGACATAATACTATTAGCGCCATTTAGAATTATTACGGGGAGACGGTACCACTTTAGGCGGTCTTTATTTTCAAAGTACCGCTGTTTATGCGCTTTACATAAAAGATTACAATTTACTCTAATACAATTTAATACGGAATCGATGTCAGAAGTCCAATCTAAGCCGTCATTTAACATTTACATTTACATTTAGATACATTATATTTTAATATTTATTTCTTGACTCTATGTCAAGAAATAAGTAGCCATGTCATAGTCAGGCTCAGGCTCAGGCTTGGGCGGGCGCGGCGCCGGTGCGTTTAAATTTATGTCTGCCCTTACATTGTCTAATAATTTATCAAACATTTTTGGATATTTAGTATAATATTGCGTAAATAAAAACTCTAACTCATCAATAAGATTAACACCATTTCTATTTTGTATGTCATAATTTATTATTGAAAGTTTTGACTTTATATCTGGCTCAAGTAAATCCAAGTGTATATTTGCTAAATCACCACTCATATGATAATTTTGATCGATCCAGACTTTAATAGTATCTCTAGTGTTCTTTGCTTTGTTATAAAATTCCATAATATGATCATTTGTTACAATATAATTTTTAATTACAGGTTCATCTAATACTCCAATAATCGATTCTAGATATAAATACATATCATAATATGCGGGAACTAAATTTATAAAATTTGTTTCATTATTGGCAATTTCTTTAACATAGGGTCCGTATAAACCTAATAAATTTTGAAAGGTTCTATCATATCCATAAACAAGACCAGATGTAGCTGTTACTCCGGCTAACAATGGTTTTATTAATAGTCTATAAAATGAAGTTCCTCTTGTTTTGAACATAGGATCTATAATATATTTACCTATAATTGGAATAGATATTAATTTGCCACCTATTGCCAATATTTGATTAGTGAGATATCCAACAATAGCGCTTGTTGGATTAATTAAAGCTGCTTTAAAAGCTGCCGCAATAGCTGCTCCAGCTGCCGTAACTGGTTCAAAAACGCCTCCAGTAATCGGTGGATCCTGTTGAGTCGAGAAATCGACCATCGCAGCAACAGCTTCTGCTTCTGACTTTTTCCTAGCACGTCTGGCAGCCGCTGCGATGGCATGCTGCTCTCTTCTTCTTCTTACTTCTGGATCCATTGCTTCATAATCAATACCGAGTCTGGGTCTTTTTTTTCTAGCAATAGCTATAGCTTTTTCTTCATCAGTATATACATTATGTTTTGTGTGTAAATTACTCCCTGGTTTTTTTATAGGTCTATCCGGCGGATCTCCAGAGCTTCCGCCTGGATCTCCAGAATTGCTAAGCATGCCTCCATATCTTACTTCTCGTAAATACTGCATTTACTAAATGTATTTATTTTGTTTTTAAAAATATTTCTAATCAATTATATTCTTACTCGCGAACGATTAGTCGGAGATGAAAATCTATTCGACTGGGACAATATCTTAGGTGGCGGCATTCTACTAGGCGGCGGCAGCATTCTACTAGGCGGCTTTTTACTAGGCGGATTTTTATTTAGCAATTTTAATCTTTCCCTTTCATTTATTTGAAACTGTAAAAAATTTCTTACGTTTGGGTATACATGTTTATATTCCCATGAATTATCTAATAAATTTTTTGTAATTTTAACTATTCTTTCACCCTTATTAGTTTCTATGTCTCTTTTAATTTTTAAATATTCATTCATTAATTCAAATGATTTTGTTTCATTTTGTTTCCAATCAGGTTTTTTACCATCTTTGAAATTTGCTAACCAATTATCTATTGTTTGTTTTGAATATTTAATATTTTCTTTAAATTTTTCAAAATCTGTATGTTCAACTTGTATTATATTATATATGTAATAAAATAAGTCCATTATTATTTTAAGTTCAAATATTTTTGGATATAGTTCAGATATTTTAGAATCATTCCCTGGAATTGCTTCTTTACCTAATTTAGGGAAATCTACCATTATTTGATTAAATTTAGAAGAATATTTAATAAATATTTCTTTTATTGGATCATCTTCATCTGACATATTACCTAAAAACGTACTACCATATTGTTCTATAATAGGTGCTACTACATTCCATATATTACCTAAAATTGAGGTTCCTGTCATATCTTTATAAAACTCATCTATTTTTTTTAATGCTAATCCTATTCCAGTTAATATCGCAGCAGTTACTATCTCTCCCGGCATTGCTGACATTGTTTGTCCGCTCCCATGTAAGGTTTTAGAATTATCAGAATCAAAATTATCAGAAAGGGCTTTTTCTAATCTTTTTTCCATTTTTGCTTTTTCTCGGATATAACTATTTTTAAATATTGTATCATCTGTAGTTCTAATTCGAGTGTCATAATGTTTAAGCCATCGTTTAATATTTTTTATTTCTCTTTCTTCTAATGTACCTCTATTAGTATCTATACTTTGATAAGAAGGAGGTAGATCAGGCGACCTATCTTCTTCGTCATCAGGTGGAATTAAAAAATAATCCCGTTCGGAACTAATCATGCCACCACGGACTTCGTGTAAATAGTTCATTTATTAAATGTATTTATTTTATTTTTTAAATTATGTCTAATTGTCTCTGCTACTACTTCCTCTGCTACTTCCTTTACTAGTGCTACCTAAATTGATGCCTCTAATTCTTTTCATATTTTCATACATGTCATTAAGCGCCGCTAATTTTCTTCTTTGTGGAGCTTCTTCGGATTTTATATATTCAATTTGTTCGATAAGGTGATCTCTTTGTGCCTCCAGTTCAGCTATTTCTGGTTCTAATCGGTCTATTAGTCGATCTACTCTATTTGATATCCTAGCCAGCTCAGCGGTTAAAGCAGTCACCACCGGAATTTTTGCTTCTACTTGGCGCACTATTCTTTCTAAGTGGCCATTTAAATTTGCTGTTGTTAGCATATCTTCTGCGGGACTCGGTTCCATATTTATTATATGTATTTATTTTTTATTTCTAAAAAATTCAAGTTGTTCATTTAAACTTGCTATTCTATTAACTGTGGCTTTCATTTGATTTTTAGCAAACGCTAGTTTTTTTTCTAAATCCGAAATTTCAGTTTTTAAATCATTAATTTCTTGTGGTAGTTCTCTCTCAATTTTTAGTAATCTTGATATTTCTGCTCGTGCCTCTTTTTCAGCTTCTATATTTTCTGTTAGTTGTCCCATAGCAAAATCTATTAATTGTAAAATATCTCGTTGTTTTTCATTTGGTTTGGTAATATAAGTTGAGGCTCCTCCGTGTAAATGTGCTTCTCCAATTGTGCTTGCGTAGTCATCAATTTCCATATCCATATATCCTAATTCATCGTCCAGTCTTTTCCGTGCGTCGAGTAATTCATTAAATCTTTGATCTAACTCAACTTTATATAATTCAAATTCAGCTGCCGGCATTTGATACACACCACTAATTGGTGGTATGCTTACTAAATATTCTATTTCATCTAGTTCTTCATCGATTTCATCTATTTTTTTTTGTATTTTTACTTTTCGAGCCTTGAAACTATCTATCGATGCTCTAATAGCTCGTGTAGGTGGAAGAGGACTCATTTCAGCTTTTCCGAAAGAAAGTGGAAGTGGGCTCGCCTGTGGCTTCCATAAAGATGGTGAAGGTGGTATATTCGGAAGTTTATGATAATCTGGAAATCTTCCGGTATTAGTGTCATCAAGACGGTACATTTATTAATACTATATTTTTAATTTTATTTTTTTTTTTCAAGTATAATATTAACTTCTTTAGGGACAAAGGGATAGAAAGGACAGGGAGGACCCGTTTCAAATCTATTTATTGGTACTATAAAATTATTTTATTTTTTATTTCCTATTTATTTTTATAATTTATATATTCCCTATTATCCCTTTATCCCTATTATTATTTCTAATTTATTTATTATTATTATTTTATTAAAGAATTACTAATAGAAATAATAATAGTAGTAAATAATCTAATAATATAGAAGTTAATAATAGTCCCCAAAGGCATCCCTTAACCAATCGAACCCGTCCCTATTTTATTCAAGTAGTTCGAAATACCAATTGCTCTGCTTGTAATGCCTAATATAATTACTAAATTGCTTCAATCGTACGCTAAATTTAATGCTTGTAGGAATATCCATAGACTTTCTACCGTCCTCTTCCCAAAAATGACGAAACTTTAAATAGAGATCTGATGACCTCATTTTGCGCTCCATATGAAATTCTAAATTATTCCTCCAGTAATCAATAAACTGTTCTACAGGATCCATATTCATCGACTTCATGTCTATCATAATCTCTGTTTCTATGCGATCTCTTGATGGATTAAACAACTTGATATCCCTGGACATCAATTCATCATAAAAAGTCCTCATAACTTCTTTATCATTAAATAAAGAGTATAACTTATCAAAAAAAGGAGCATTCTTCAAGTATGTATCATTAAGCGTTATAGGCATAAATCGGCGGTCATCCTTAGGTATCTTAACACTATTTAGATTATTTGTAGTAAATATGTAATTGGTGTAATCGATTACTGATACCGCATCGATGCCCTTCTTTTCTTGTTCCGTCTGTCCACATGTAATAGCATCCTTTAGGATATCCGAAATGTTAAATGTCTCTTTTCCATTAGCTTCGTTAAGGACTGCTAACAGCTTTCCTTGTGTATTAACAAATCTACCAAATGCTTTATCAACTTTAGAAGTTATAAGCATTTTATCAGCACCGAGTATTTCCCTCATTAAATATTCGGCAATCGAGCTCTTACCACAGCCTTGATTACCAAACAACAACAAGCACACTTCTGTTTTTCTACTTGGAAACTGTAAAACGTGCGCAAACCAGTTATAGATATATTCAACAACTTCAGTATTTCCAATCACAGTTCT